CGGAGCAAATGGCAGCTCAAATCTTGGGCGAGAAAGGGGGTGAGAATATTGCAACCACGCAGACGAAAAAAACAAGGTTCTGCTTCCGCTGAACGGATATACGAAATCATCGGTGTGGTGGACGATAAGACCGCCCACCGAGCAACAATCCTCAATTGCAAGGAGATGGTAAACAATGGGTTACAGCGCAAAACAGCGGAAAGTGAAAGTAGGAGTTGAGGGGGCAAGCTCCCTTGTGAAAGACCTAAAAGCCATGGAGGATGCTGCAAGTGCTGTGCTTATGAAAGGAGCGACAGCCGGGGGTAGAATCGCCCTCGAAGACGCTCGTAGGCATTGTCCTGTGGACACAGGAGCATTGAAAGCATCTCTCCACTTGACCGAGGGAAAAGCAACCGCAACGAAAGCCACGGTGCAAGTGGACTACGACAAGTCTCTCAAGTATGGCACACACGTCGAACTTGGAGCAAGAGGACGCCCGGCAAACCCTTTTCTGCGGAATGCCGTGGATAACAACATCAATCAGATCAATGACGAAATTGTAGCCGAAATTTCGCGTTCTGTGGGGAGGAAACTATGAAAGACATATCCCAAGCAGTCTTTGAGTACCTCAAGACCAGAGACGAAATTGTGGGGCGTGTGGACGATAGGATATACCCGATCGTCCTCCCACAGAATGCATCTTTACCCGCCATCGTTTATTCTCCCGTCCTTGCCAACTACGATTCGGCACTACAGGGGGACACGGGTTATGTAAGGCAAACGATGCAATTTGTCTGTCACGATACAACCTACAAGAAATGCCGAGAACTGTCCCGAATGGTCAAAAGAGCCTTTCAGGACTACCACGGCGATATGTGCGGCTTATGGATCGAAGCCGTATTCATCAAAACGGATTACGAGTACAACGGCAATACCGCCCTCAAATACGATACCGAGGAGTATATGTCGAGCATCGAATTCGACATCCAATTCAACGAAAAATAGGAGGATACAGTATGGCTGTAGCAGGAAAAAACGGTAAAGTCGTAGTCGGCGCGGCGAGTACCACAAAAGTGGTCGGCATCAAGAATTGGTCGCTCGAACTTTCCCTTGAAACCCTCGAAACCACCGCTCTCGGAGACGATTGGAAGAACTATATCACAGGTCTCAAAGAGTGGACTGCATCGAGCGAGGGTGACTACGAAGTCCCCACCGATACAGCGGGACAGAAAGCATTGCAGACCGCCTACCTCAACGGAGAGACCGTAGTGGTCAAACTCTATGTGGACGGCAGCAATTATTACACGGGCGAGGCATACATCAGCAGTCTTTCCATTGAAGACCCTGTCGATGATGTCGTGTCCATCAGCATTGAATTCACGGGAACGGGAGCATTGTCTTTCGAGACCGGGGGTAACCATTCGGGAGGTAGCAACTAATGAAAAAAGGCATCACTTACGAACTCGATAGACCGAGAACACTCCGATACGGAATGAATGCACTCGCCAAGATCGAGGACATCACGGGCAAGTCGCTCATGGCACTTGACCTCAAGAACGTGGGAGTGAAAGACCTCCTCGCAATCGTCTATGCAGGTCTTTATCACGAAGACAAAGACCTCACCATTGAGGCAGTCGGAGACCTCATTGACGAATACTCCGACCTTAACGAAGTAGCCGATAAGGTCGGCAAGGCTCTGACCGAGGCATTCGGCAAGAACAAAGGAAAACCCACACAGGGGGAATGAGTTCCGCCACCTTTGACTTGTCCTCTTTTTGCGACCGAGCGGTAGTGATGCTTGACATCGACCCGTTGGTCGTTGGCGAATACACACCATACGAACTGACACTCCTCTCGAAAGCCAAGACCGAGCGAGAACAAAGAGCCTTTGAAGACGATTTGTGCCTCGCTTGGCACACAGAGGCATTCGCCCGGCAGAAACGCTTGCCACAACTTGAAAACGTACTCAAGAAAGCACGCAAGCGACCGAGCAAAAAGAGTAGCATGAGCGATGCCATTCTAAAAGCAATGGCGGCGGAAAAAGGTGTGATTATCAAATAAGGGGGTGAGGATAATTGGCTGTTATAAGAAACCTTGTCGTTAAGATAGCGGCGGACATTTCCTCGCTCTCAAAAGGCTTGCAGTCGGCACAAAAGCAAATCCAAAAGGTAGCATCGACATTCACCAAAACGGGTACGAAGCTGACAGCAAGCATAACCGCACCGCTAATGGCACTCGGAGGAACTGCGGTCAAGATATCCGCCGACTTTGAGCAGTCGATGGCAAACGCGGCATCGGTAGCGGGTGCAACGGGAGAGGAACTCCAAGAGATGACCGACCTTGCCCGTGAGATGGGTGCGAAAACAGTCTTCTCAGCATCCGAGGCGGCTGACGCACTCTACTATATGGCATCGGCAGGTTACAAGGTCGACCAAATGGCTGACTCCATTGAGGCAACCCTGAACCTTGCATCGGCAACCCAGAGCGACCTCGCCTTTACCACCGACACCGTCATCGCAGCCCTTAACCAATTTGGTCTCGAAGCAAGCGAAGCAGAACGAGTAACAAACGTCTATGCGGCGGCGATTGGTGCATCCATGGCGAATATGGATAAGCTCTCGACTTCAATGGGCTATGTAGGCCCTGTTGCCAACTCCCTCGGATGGGAAATCGAAGAGGTCACGGGAGCATTGAGTGTGCTTTATAACGCAGGCTATGACGGCTCGACCGCGGGTACATCCCTACGCCAAGCACTCGTCTCCCTTATGAACCCCACATCGGCGGCAGTCGCAGTCTTCGATGAGCTCGGCATCAACCTCGAACAACTTGACCCCGTGTCAAATGACCTTGCAAGCATCCTCGACACCTTGTCCAATGCGGGAATGACAACCGCACAGGCAATGGAGGTGTTCGGAGCAAGAGCAGGTCCGGGTATGCTTGCCCTTATGAGTGCGGGTGGAGATGCAGTCCGAGATATGACCGCAGCGGTCACGGGAACGAACAAAGCGACCGAGATGGCAGAGACCCAGCTCGATACATTGAGCGGTCAGCTCAAGATAATGAAGTCGATGCTCGAAGAGGTTGCCTTGCAGTTCGGAGACATCCTCATCCCGATCATACGAGAACTGCTCCAAAAGTATATCACACCGCTTATAAACAAATTTATGGGGCTGTCCTCAAGCACCAAGAAGAACATCGTGGTAGTGGCACTTTTAGCCGCAGCCATAGGTCCGCTGCTCCTCGTGATAGGAAAAGTCATCTCAAGCGTCGGCACAATCGTAAAATTGGGGTCGCTTCTATTCTCCAAGGTAGGACTCATTATAGCCATCATCGCAGCCGTGGTTGGTGTGCTGATTTACCTGTGGAACACCAATGAAGACTTCCGCAATGCGGTCACCGCAATATGGGAGAAAATCAAAAATGTGATCCTCAAAGTGGTCGAGACCATCAAGGATTGGTGGAGCAAAAACGGCGAAAAAATCATCAAAAATGTAACCAAGGCTTTACAAACCCTATGGAAATGCTTCAAACAGGTATTCTCAAAAATATGGGCAATCGTAGAGCAAGTCTTCGGAATCGTGGTCGACATAATCGTTGACGCGGTTGGTTTTATTCTCGAATTTTGGGAGACGCACGGAGCCGCAATTTGGAACGTGGTCAAGCAACTGTTCACCTTTATTTGGAATATCGCCATCAACTGTTTCAACGTGATAGCCGATGCGGTGATGAAATTTTTGACCTATGTCCGCCCGATTTGGGAAAAGGTCAAGCAACTGTTCCTCTCGCTGTGGGACACACTCGTGGCACTCTACGAAACCCTCAAGCCCGTTTTCGAGCTCATCGGTGGAATCGTGATGACGCTATACGGTGTGGTTTCCTCGGTGATAGCGGGCGTCATCTCCGCACTCGGACCGCTGATTATGGCGGTACTCGACATCGGAGAGGTGGTCTGCTCGGTAGTGCAGATGGTCTGTGCTTTGCTCCGAGGAGATTGGTCGGAGGCTTGGGAGCATATGAAAAATATCGCCATCAACCTATGGTCGGCGATTAAAAACGTATTCCTTGGAATATGGGAATTCATCCAAGGCTTCTGCGATGCGATGGGTCAATTTTTCGGCAATCTCGGCTCAACGATAGTCGGCATTTTCAAGTCCGCATGGGACGGCATCTCGCAGTTCTTCGTGAATTGTTGGGAGGGCATCAAGTCAGCCTGCTCGTGGATATGGGAGCAGATAACCTCGCTCTTCTCCTCGATAGGTGACTTCTTCAAAAATATGTTCACGCAAGCCTTTGATTGGGGAAAAAACCTGATTCAAAATATCGCAGACGGTATTAAAAAGGCTTGGGATTCCGTGGTAAACGGAGTCAAGGAGATCGGACAGTCCATCAAGGACTTCCTCGGCTTCGGTTCGCCTACCAAAAAGGGACCGGGTCATACGGCAGACGAATGGATTCCGAACCTTATGGATATGATGGCACAGGGGATGTACGAAGACATTCCGCTCATCCAGAGAGCCGCAATGCAAGTGGCAAATGCCCTCAACTTCAACAATAGTCCGAACCGAGCAATGGTCGGCACGGGAGCAAGTCCCTACGGAGAGCTCCTCAACGGTCTGCTCCAAGGCTTGGGTACACCCGGCGGTGAGGGTGGCGAGAACGGAGACGAACTCGTCTTGGAGATTGACGGACAGACCTTTGCAAGACTCATCGTGCCGAAACTCAACAAAGAATACAAGCGACACGGCATTACACTCAAGGAGGGATAACGATGGACTTTTTCAAGGTCAACGGCAAGCTCATCAAAGCACCGACCGAGATAACCGTGTCCACCGAAAACCTCGACAAAGCCGAGAGAACGGTGGACGGTACGATGGTAGTCGATATCATCGGCGAAAAGCGAAAACTCGACTGTACTTGGGACTTCCTCTCGAAAGCGGATATGAAGACGCTTGCCGAGCAAACAAAACACACAGCCTTTACCGAGGTTACCTTTCACGACAGAGAAACGGGTGAGCTCGTGACCATGACGGCAAGGGGCGAAGGACTCGCCTATATGCCGCATTATAATTGGTCGCGGAGCGAGCTCGTTTGGAAAACTGTGACGATATCGTTCAAAGAACGATGAGGAGGTGGCTATGGACTATTCAAGCAACCCCCGCAAGGTCTACGGTAAGGTAGAAATAACCTATAGCGATGCCGATATCAGCAAAGATATCGACACCACGGAGAGCGGTAACTCCGAAATCAGCCACCCAAACGAGGTCTATCTCGGATACAACATTCCGACCGTCAAGGCTTGCACGATGGACGGACACAGCACGATGGACGGGTCATACCAAATGATGGGAGATTCCATCGTGCTTGGGTGGTGGAGCGGAGGTCTTTGTGATGCCAACGGTGTGTTCCAAAACAAGCCGTTCATCGAGCTGACCTTCGTGCAAAGACCGATAATCTCTTGGAGGATCAAGGGAGACAGCAAACTCAATCAATACCCCGTGGATTTCACGGTCGCATACAAGCGAAACGGCACTACGGTTCGGACGGATACAGTAACGGGAAATACCGCAATAGAGGTGTCGCTCAAACCAACGATAGATGACATCACATCGGTCAGGCTGACAATCAGCAAATGGAGTACCCCGAACGCTTGTGCCAAGATTATGCAGTTCTATGAAGAGCTTCTCGAAATCTACGAGGGAGACGGATTGCAGATGTTCGAGGTCGGAGAGGAACTCGGCTCTGCGGACGGAAACTATAACATTAACTCCGACACAATGACCGTCAGCCTACACAATGCCGACCGAAAGTTCGACAAAGGCTACTTGCGGTCGCTCCTCATTCTCGACCGAAAGCTCAAGCCGAGCATAGGGGTCGAAAAGGACGGAGAGGTCGAGTGGACAGAGCTCGGCACGTTCTACTCGGACGAATGGAACGTCAGCCAAGATACGCAATGGGTCAAATGCTCGGCGGTGGATAAGCTCCTCCGTCTCCAGAGCAAGACCTATATGGGATTCCCGCTCACCGCCAACGTGTCGCTATACGAAATCACCGAGGATATCTTGGGACAGGCAGGAATGACCGCTGCAGATTACAAGATTTCCAATGAACTCAAAGACATCATCGTAGAGATGGCATTCATCCCCAAGACCACAATATGGGACGCACTCCAAGAGATTGCGAATGCGGGGCTGTGCCGAATCTTTATGGACCGTGAGAATAGAACAAACGTGAGAGCCGAGGGGGCGATAGCAACCCAAAGCTCGATACGAATCCACCCCGGCAATATGTTCTCCTATGTGTCGAACATTACCCTGACCGAGTTTGCAAACAGCATCACGGTGGACTACTCCAAGATAACCATATCCGATGACCTGATCGACACCGCCGAATTGAGTGTGATCCTCGACCCTTACGAGAGCCGAACCATCGCACTCAACTACACCTCGGAGGTGGCATATGCCGCAGCGATATCCGATAATGCGAGTGTTCATATTAGCAACTTCAAGAGCGGCGTCAACGCTTGCACGATGACCATCCGAAACAACTCGGCAAGCACCGCATCGGCTCTCATTACAGTATCGGGCAATGCTGTCGAGGTCAACTCCACGACCATATCGGTACGGGATGAGGACAGCATCAGCAACTACGGTGTGGTTGAATATACTCATCCCGCAAGCGAACTTGTGCAAAGTCAGGAACACGCCGAGTATATCGGTAGTGTCCTACTTTCCAAAATGCGAGCTGGCGAGGGTGTTGTAACCAACACTTGGAGAGGCAACCCCGGACTTCGTCTCGGAGACGTCTACGAGAGCGAGGATCGATTCGGTGATGAGGGGCAGTTCGTGTGCGAATATAACAAATTCACATACGACGGCGGCCTGAAACAGGAGACGCGAGGTCGAAAAGTATAGGAGAGATTATGGGAAGAAAAAAGCGAATCATTGTACAAGGCGAGGCTTTCAGCATCGCCTTTTTTCACGTCGGACTCCCCGTGATAGACGATGAAAAATACGAAATCACGGAAAAGGACATCCTGACGTTCAGCATTGGAAGAAAGAACCGAAAGCCTATCCTCACGAAGACCTACCCCGGCGAGATCGTGAAAGAGGGCGAGGATAACTTCTTCGTACACCTTACCGCCGAGGATACAGGGATACTACCGTGTCTGCATTATCAAATGCAGCTCACGGTCAACCTTGAAGGAATCGGCGAGGAAATATACACTCTCGTCAAAAACGAATTGGAGGTGGTTGCGAAATGAGTGAAGAGTGCAAAAGCGGATGCGGCGAGTGCATTCA